GCGAAAAAGAACTCATGTCTAAGTTTGGTTTGGACATACAAGATGATGCAACCTTTACAGTTGCAAGAAGAAGATGGGAACAATTTATCTCAATAGATAATAATATTATTGAGTCAAGTCGTCCAAATGAAGGAGACTTGATTTATTTCCCAAAAGGTAGTAAACTATTTGAAATTACGTTTGTAGATCATGATGATCCTTTCTATCAAGTTCATAATCTACCAACTTACAAACTCAAGTGTAAGACATTTGAATATAGTAGTGAACAACTTGATACTGGTATCGCTGATATTGATACCATTGAAGATGATAACTCTATGGATGCGTTGTCACATCAAATGACAACAGAACAGTCTGGAACTTTCAATGAAGGCTTTAGATTGGAAAATGAAGATGGGCTTCTTATACAAGAAACATATGTATCTGGCAGTATTGTTGGACAACAACTTATATCAGAAGACGAAACGCATGGTGGTTCTATTGCACTAGAAAACGCAGTTAGTGGTGCAGAGACTTCCTATATAATACTAGAAAGTTATATCGTAGATACGATAGACGAAAACGCACAGAATGATCTTTTTGAGAGTCTAGATGATGACGTATTAGACTTCTCCGAATCAAATCCATTCGGTGATGCTGGGATGAAATAATTATGATTGGACAATATTTTTATAACGAATCAACAAGAAATGTCGTTGTGGCATTTGGAACACTATTCAACAATATTCAGTTGAGTAAAAAGGACGGAAATGGCAATGTCATTCAGTCAATGAAAGTTCCTCTTGCATACGGCCCAAAACAGAAGTGGTTGTCAAGACTGACAGAAGACCCTAACCTTGCAAAAAAGGTTGCAGTTACACTTCCTCGTATTGGTTTTGAAATTTCTGGTATCTCTTATGATTCATCCAGAAAACAAAATAAGATAATGAAAGTTAAGAAGGTTGTTAATGGAACTGACAACGATACCCTAAAATCTGGTTTCATGCCTGTTCCTTATAACATTAACTTTGAGTTGTTCGTAATGGCAAAGAACTCTGATGACGCACTACAGATTGTTGAACAGATTCTTCCATACTTTCAACCAGAATATACAGTGACTTTAAGAGAAGTCCCAGAGTTGGAAATCATTCGTGATGTTCCAATTGTATTGAACAGTATTAGTTATGAGGACGATTATGAAGGAGACTTTACAAGTCGCCGTTCTATTATCTATACTCTATCGTTCACTGCAAAATATTACTTGTATGGCCCTGTTACTTCTACGAATGTTATTCGTAGTGTGCAAGTTGACCAGTATGCAGATTTGCCTGTCAACGCTCCAACAAGAGAACAAAGATATACAGTCGAACCAACACCGGCAGCAGTTGCTGCGTCAGATTTTGATCCAGATGATGATAACTTTGGATTTAATGAGACTACCTCATTCTTTGAAGATGCAAAAAATCATGACCCTGTAACTGGTGAAGATGCATAAATATAGGTAAAGAATCTAAAGGATTAACGAACAATGGCAATTAGAAAAATCGTATCAAGGAGTATCGGAGTAGACGTTATCGCCGCAGAAGATTTGGCGAACAACTCTGTTACTGCCGCAGAAATTCAAGATGGTGTAATTGGTCTAGCAAAACTTTCTGCAACTGGAACTAAGGATGCAACGACATTCCTTAGAGGAGATAACTCATTCCAAGTTGTAGACGTAAACGATGTTACTGGTGACTTTACTGTAGACACTGATGTTTTGGTTGTAGATTCAACAAATGATAGAGTTGGTGTAAACGAAGCATCCCCTTCTCACCCGCTACATATTCAAGCAAGTGCTGCTGGGGAAACTACTATGAAAGTAGAGTCAAACCAAGCTGGTGCAATGAATGTTGCATTTGATGTTGATACTGATAGAGACTTAGTATTGCAAATGCAAGAGGCAGGGACGACTCGCTGGGATTTCTTGATGAATGGTTCTAGTGGAACGAATCCATTAATACTAAGAAATCAATCTGGCACCACAATTCAAAAATTCACGCAAGAAGGTTATATAACTAAACCAAATAACCCAGCATGGTATGCAAGAGGGTTGACATCAAACACTAGCACAGCTGGCACGGTATTTATATGGCCATCTGTTGAGATAAACAGATCGAATGGGTATAATAATACAACTGGTAAATTTACTGCTCCAGTTAGTGGGATTTACCATATTGTGTCTCAAACTTATAGAAACAGTGGCAGTAGCGATTCCTCTGTTTATATAGTTAAGAATACAATTGCTATGACAGAACTTCGTGTTCAAACAGGAAGTGCTACTGGATATGTTTATCAGACGGGCTCTATGGTTTTAAATTTGGGTGTTGGTGATACTGTTCATGTAGAAGTTAGAAGTGGAGACACTCATACAAACAGCGATTGGTCATATTTTGCCGGATATCTAA